GCAGACCCTGATGATGGGGTATATCCAATACCCGCATTAATTACACTTAGTGTTCCTGTTGATATTCCTGCACTACCAACAAAATTACCAGTCGCATTACTTCCCTGCTGAAGAACAGTATTTCCAAGAGTTAATCCACTATCTTGTACTGTGGTCCCTAATCCCACTCTAATTTTTCTAGAATTTAAATTTAGTGAATCTGGAAGTAAAGTTGCAATTTGATTGTTGCCCTCTGTTAGTTCTGGACTATAGAATTCTGCAGATCCAGATTGAATAAAATCGGCTCTGTACAATGTGAACTTTAAATCTTCCCACTGACTTGGTTCCCAGGTAGAGGCATTTTGAGATTTAAATAAAGATCCTAAAGTAGGTTGATTTGAAATAAATGTTTGTGTCAGAAGATCATTTTCACCAATCCTAGAAATGTAAACACTATATTTTGTAGAGTTTGATGCGATACAAACACAATACTCCTGTCCTCCTTCAAGATATACTGGTGCCTTAAATACAAAGGAAGTGGCAACAGACCCATCACCTGATGTAGAAACTTGATTTGGTTCTAATATAATCTCAGAAAATGGAAGAACTTTTCTTGTTGGGAATCCTCCTTGCATAGTTCTGATTTGAAAAGTTACAGGAATATCAGTGTCATCTTTTGATCTGAAAAATACATCACATCTTGTTAAAAATACTCCTGTGCTGTCTTCTACTAAGAATGATTGTGCTAATGGATCATACCAAACAATATTAACATTTTGTGAGGTTGATTGAGAAACTGTTTGTGTTGAAATAACTTGTGTTCCTGTTGTTCTTGAAACTGCCCTGTCTTCAAATTCTTGTTTATTTTCAATTCGTGCATTTCTTACAGAAATAATATTTTCTTGAACAGTTTCTAAAGTTCCACTCGAAGTAAATCCTTCTTCAGCAATTGTTGTTGCTACATTTTGATCATTTGAATCATTGTTTATCAATGTAAAAACTTTAGATCCCGTTTCAAATTTTGGATGAACATTAATATTTGGATTGGGAACATTAAAACTTCCAATTAAAGTTGCAGATATGTCTGAAATCAATCTTACATTTGTAATTGTTGCTTGAGCCCCACTTGTTCCTCCAATAAGAATCATTCCACTTTCTACTCTTCCACTAAATTGCCCTTGAGGTTCATTTGATAGTGAGAATGTATCAACATTCAAAATAGTTGATGTTGATGAATATGTTCCTTGAAGAACTTGACTTGTATAAGGATTTAACGAAAAAGTTGTTACTGCTGCGTCATAAGGACCTTCTTTATGATTTGGTTGAGCAACTCTAAAAGTTATTCTTGAATTTGTATTTGTATTATTTGGTCCCAATCCAGTATTTGAAATTGATCCAATTATAGTCTCTCCGGTTTGAAAGACACCAGATATCATATTAATTTCTAAAAGTTTAGGAACACAATATTTTGTGACATCAACTCCATCAAAAAAAGCATACATCTGAGTGAGTGGTTTTATTTTTTTAGAAATGAATTGAATATTTCTTGACCTCATAAATGAAATGAGATTTCGACTTACAACTCTATCACCAACAGATGATGCATCAAATTGTTCAGTAACAATAGTTCTATTTCCTGTTCTTGTCTGAACTCCAGTATCTCTTACTTCTCTTAGAGTATCTCTAAGAACGGTAGTCGTTGTATCGGTTATGAATTGTCCTCCAGTTAAATCACCATTTCCACGAAGTCCTCTTTCACCCCATCTTCCACCACTGGTAGTAGTTTCAGTTCTTTCTCTTGTGTTTTGAGTGACTTCTTGACCGGTCCAATTTGTTTCCCAAGAATTCCATATTGTTGGTGAAAATCCTGTCTGTGGATCTACATTTAAAGTTCTACTTGCAGTGGCAAGAGTTTCTGCATAATTTCCTTCAGTATTGATGATTTTTGCTTCGATTCTTGTAGTGTCTACCCAAGTATCAGATGAGGGAGTAAGTTCCACAGTCCCTTGCCAAAAACTAACCAAAAATGGAGTCACACTTTCAGATCTTGTTGCAAAAGTTTGTTTAAACCATTCACGTTCTGCATAATCTAAAGTAATAATATCTGAAGATTTTCTAATATTGACCCCTTCTGGAGGTGAAAATTGAAGATCGGCATTTGGATCAACATTAATTACAGGACCTGTAATTAAATCTACAGAATTTGTATAGTGTTGGGGCCTCAATTCTTTATTTTTTAAATCAATACTATTTTTATAAGAAACACCATCTTCTTGTGCAAGAAGTGAAGTAAAATTATCTACAAAAAATCCAGATTTAAATCTATTCAATCCATTTGAATCAGGGACAAAAAGTCCTGCAGTATTTGTTTCCAATAATGAAAGTGAAGTATAATACTCTAAATTTTTAATACGATTTTCAAGTTGTTTGATATCAACCATTCTATATCTTTTATGATCCAAAAATTCTATGGAAGATTGTGAAACATTATAAAGATATGCTGGTAAAAATACTGTAGCAATTTCTATTGCATCATCAACAGATACTGGTTTTTCTGGTCTTTCTGCAGGATTGCCATATTTGACTTGTAATTTACCATCTTTTGAAAGATAAATTCTATCAATTCTTCCCAAATAGAAAGAAAAAGATGTGAGAATAGATTCATCTGAAGCAAGAACATTTGCTGCAGAATTTCCAGATGCATTAAAATTTCTACCATAAAACTCTAATGGAGATCTTGAGTTTTCAGATACGGTATACGAAGAAGTTCTTGGTCGAATATCAATAATATCTGAATTTGAAGTTCCATTCACACTTTGTATTTCTTTACTATAATCAAAAGTATCATATGAGTTTACTGTTGTAATATCTCCATCGTCTGATGATTGATAATATCCACTTTGAAAATAAATTTTTAGTCTTTTAGTTGGTTCATCAGAATCTGATTTTCTATTGATTACACCAAAATCATAAAATGTACCTTCTTGCCCAGTCGAAAATGTATAATTTGAAGAAATGTTAAAACTATCAATATTTAATGTTACTACGATTGCACGAATATTTGATTCTTCAAATACTAATGTTTCTCCTTCTTTAAAAGTATTTTGATTTTTATATATAAATGAAATTTGAGTATTTGTTAATTTTTCTGCACAAATTGCAATTGCACCACTTGTTTGTCCTGTGATTTTTTCACCAATAATCAACTCAGAAGTTGTTGTAGATGGGCTTGTAATTGAAAATAAAACAGCAGTTGGTGCTGATGGATCTGTTGTATCTAATGATTCATAAATTGAATGAATTTCAATCACATCAGGAACATTTAAGCATATATTTTCGTCTTGAACTCTGGTGCCATAAGGGTAGTTTCCAAAAGTTAGTCCATCATTAATTGTAGTTCCACCTATTCCTGAATAATTATATTTTGATTTATCTACAATAACACTATTCACTCTATTTTTGAGTTTTGATTTTGCCTTTGGTTTTATTTTTGTAAGTGTCGTAACTAGTGTTGCACCAGTGTCATTTGATCCAAGATTATAAATTTGAAGTTGAGTTGATCCAGATGTGAATGAGAATTTATCAGAAGTTAGAACTTCTGTGGATCCATCAGAACGAATTAATGAATATCTTTCCTCGTCAAAAGGTAAAAAGGTTTCATTAGATCCGGCAACTGCTGCTGTTGAAAGTTGATTGTTTAAAATATTAACAGTATAAGATTTTCTAATCGTTAAACTTGCATTTGTAAGATCAACAGAAGATATGTTATTTTTTGGAAGTTTTGTGTATAATGTGTTATCTGTGGAGTCTTCTAAGTTTGTTGTTAAAATTTGAAAATCAGATACTGATAATGTTGCAGTTGGTAGTTTTCCTTCAGCAATTCCAGTAACAGTGGTAACACCAGAGATTGTAATTGTGGTGGTTCCCACACTAACAACTTTTGCAAATACTAGATCTGATAGTGATGTATCACTATATGAGATTAAATTATCCTTCTTAACACTATTTCCAGGAAACAATATATTTGGACTTGTGACGGTACTAATGCCAGAAGAAATTGTTGAAATTGTAGCAATTCCAACAAAAAATGCAGTTGATTGAAGAACATCAGCCGTAAATGTAGATCCAGAACCAACAACTCCGTAAACAGACTTAACATCAGAAATACCATATGATGTAATTGCAGTTGCTACTCTTCCATTTGCAATTCCATCAATTGTAAAAGACTCATTTGTTATGAATTCCCCTGTTTTTTCATAAACAGTTAATAGTGAAGAATTTGAAACAGATTCTTTTAAAAATGCAGTAGCACCACTATTATTTCCTTTAATAAAAGTTGGAACAGAAAGAGTAATAGGTTCGTTTAAACTAATCTCAGTAATTGTTTGAATATCATATAGTGAAATATACCACTGATTAATATTTGAATTTGATGCATTATAAGATCCAGACTCTAATCTAAAATCATAAACTCTTGCTAAACCAATTTCTTTCCCTGGAGCAGTTGTGCTTGCAATACCAACTCTTTCATTTCTCAAACTTAATACATAAGTATTTCCAATTCCAATTACAGGAGATCCATAAACTCTGTTTAAAATTAAAGTTGGTCCAGTATTATAATTAATTGCCTGATTTTCTAAAGTCTTTGTTGTTCTTGGTTTTGGTACATCAAGAAATGTTGGACTGATAGTTTCAATTTCATACCCACGAACAAATGCCTTTCCTGGAGAAATTTGATAAACTGCTAAATCATCAGTCGGAACTGACCCACCATAAGTAAATTGACCAACATTAAAGATGCCACGATTTCCAAGTTGATCATTTAGTGACTCCTTGACAGATACATCAAATGGAGTTACACAATAATCTCCAGATTCTGCATAGGTTCTTCTTGCTAACTCGTCTGTTAAATTACTATAATCTGTAGTGGTTTTTTGAGATTTTAAAACACCTGCACTTACAGATGCAAGTTCTACAAAATTATTATCATTAAAATCGTCTAAACTTTTTTTAAAAAGTGATACTGATATTCTAAATCTATCTGCTCCTGGTGCAGAATAATTATTAAATCCCTGAGAATTATCGTTTAAACTTTCATCAATATCTGGTGTTATAATTTCTTCGTTTACAAACAATCCAACTCTATAATTTGAAGTATTGCTATATTGATCTAAAATTAAAGTTTCTGTTGCTACTCTTACAAACTGTCCTCTTACAAAATAAACACCTTCAGTAATTGTAAAGGCAGATCCAATAGAAGTTGCATTATTTGCAAGAGTGATTGCAAATGTCTGCCCTGCCTGAATTGTGCTATTTCCTAAAAGACCAGAATTTATTGTTGATCCGGCAAGAAGTCCTTCTCCATCAGAAAAAGTTTTTGTGGAATTATTTGCAGTATTTGAAGATAGATAATTTACGTAAAGAGTGAGATTACCTCTCTCAGAATTTGCTGCAAATAGTACATTATCAACAACGGCAGTTACACCAGAAGTTTGTCCTGTAATTTTTGTTCCAATTAGTTGTGATACGTATGCCTCAACAGGAACTCCCAAATAAGAATTATTTAATTCAACCGCATAATATTCTCTATTATATCCGGTATTCCCTGGAATAACTTTTGCACCCTCTTTGAAAAAATGCTGCCCAAACTTTTCAATCTGATTTTGTAAAATTGATTGTAAGGTTGTGAGTTCTCTTGCCTGTACGGGATATCCAGGTTTAAATAGAACCTTAGAATAATTGTTGTCAGAATTAAAATCGTCAAAGTATGGAGATACGTTGAGATTAGTTTGTTGAGGCATAATTTCTTAGAATTGCAAAATAACTTTGATATCTTCTTTTTGATTTGATGATCTGGTGATTGACGGTCTATTGTCAACGTAAATTATATTGCCAGAATATTTTTTAACTTCAGGATTTGCCAGACCATTTGCAAAAGATTGACCTAAGTAATATGTTCTATTATTTATTACAGTAGAAATACCCGTAAATGTTGTACTAATTGAAAGAGTTGTAGTACCATTAGTTGGTATAATTGACAAACTTCCACCCGTAGATGGAGAACTTGTAAAACGATTTAAGTTAAATCCATATGGAGGAGTGGTCTGTGCTGTTCCGACTGTATTAAATCCTGCAACTGATCGATCTTGCCAATACTTTAAAACTCCGGTTGTTTGATCATAATTTATAACTCTTCCAGCAGCAGTAACACCAGTTCCAATTGTCTGAGTAATATAACTGTCTGCCACAAAGGTTGCTGAATCATATCCAATTCCTGTGAGTCTTAGGGCATAAACTGCACTTGCCTTATCTAGAGACATAATTTGTGTAGATCCAAATGATTTTGGATTTTGAACAATTCCAACTCGTGCAATTTGATTTCCAGTTATAAAATCTGGATTTTGAACATCATTTTCAATTCTTGAATATAAAAGAACGTTAATTGCACCGAGTTCTCGATAGATGTCATATCCGTGACCTCCTTGAGGTGGAATGATGACATTAAAGATTGGTCTCGTAGTTCCTGTCGGAAATCCACCAGAAATCAAATCAACATTTCCATAAGTATATCCAGATCCTTGATTAGATACTGTAATTGACTGGACTTTTTGATCATTATCAACTACAATCGTACACTCTGCTCCACTTCCATCACCTTTGATGGGAACTCTTGTATAAGTTCTATTTGCTGTTCCTAAACCAACTCCTCTATTCGTAATTGTTACAATTTTGAGAGACCCATCTATTGCATTATTTCTAACTGCCGCACTTTCAGAACTTGTTTCCCAATCTGAAGGGACCGGTATAAAGTCTGTGGATTCAAATTTTACAATTTCACTGGGTTTGATGGTATAAAGATATTTCCATATATATTCATCTCCAGAAGAACCAGCAGACCTTGGTTCTAAATCTGTAAATGTTGGTTCATCAAGAGATGGTTTACCTGTAGGATTATCTGGACTAATTCCGTTATGTAAACAGATATAAACACGATAATCACTATTGATTACATAATAATTTGCTGAGTATAAATTAGTTGCTCCCGATATTGGAGCCGTATTTGAACTGCTATAGTCGTGACGATACATATCATAAACAGTTCCAGAAGACCAAAATCTTCTTTGAATCACCAATCGGGCATCACTTGCATTAATTTTTTTCAATGCAATCATTGTATCCCAATAATTATTCTCCTCATTAAAATTGTCCTTTGGTGAAGGAGGACTTGTATCCCAATCTGATTGAAAATCTGTTGGATTTGGGAGACCAATAAATGTATAATAAGAGTTTGTTCCAGTGCTTATTCCAGAAACAAAATTCTTTGCATTCAAAATTCGAATTTGATCAGTTATAATTGCTGCCATTTTATGATAGTTTTTATCTATTTATGAAATATAGTTCAAATATTTTAATGGAATTTTTCTAGATGCAATTGATCCTGTTGAAATTCCAGTAAATCCATTATTAGTGTATGCGCCATATGAATTTTCTTTAGATCTAGATGAAAGGTTGATTTTTCCCCAACTAAATTCACCATAAAAATTGCTATAACCAATTCCAGATAGTCCATTATAACTAGAGACACTTACTGTCACTTTTGCAACATAAGTAATACCAAATCCAACTGTAGAAGTTTGTGCTATTGAAACTGCTGCCACCTGATACACATTATCCAGGAAAGTTGATCCAATTCCAACAGTTGATCCTAAAGAATTGAGTGAAGTTACTCCAGAACCAACATTAGAATTGTATATAACAAAATAATATCCTGTTTGTATTCCACTAATTGTGGTAACTCCAGTTATTGATGAATTTCTTAAAAATGAATTTGGTGAAATTAATAAATCAAATACTAATCCAGTTGAAGCAACCCCTACAGAAGTTGTTGAAATTCCAGATATAATTCCAAAATCTCCTTCATAAGAAATTACAGCATCATCTTCATAAACAAAAGTCGGAGATTCAATTAATACTTGTGGAACAGCAGTAGATATATACCCACTTCCCTCAAATGTAACTGCAATTCCTGTTACAACTCCACCAGATATGGTTGCAGTTGCAAGAGCAGTATTTTGTGCTGCTGTTGTCCCAAATCCAATCGGTTGAGAAATTGATACTGTTGGTGTGGTTGTATATCCGACTCCACCATCACTAATGACAATTGAAGTAACTGTTCCACCAGAAGAGACTATAGAAGTTGCAGTTGCTCCAACTCTACCATCTTGAGATATTAATGTAATATTTTTTTGGAAGTTTAGAGATACATTATTTTCATTAATTGGATTAAAGAATGGACGAATGTTATCGACATAAATGACCGTAGAACCAATTCCAACAGACTTAATTAAATATGCCGTTGGATAAATCAGAGGTTCATATAGAATTCTATTTTTTCCAATTATTTGTTCATTAATAATTTTATCTTCGGTTTGTCGGCACCAAACAACTGGTCTCAATAAATTTGGATCACTTGTGTTACCCGGTCCAAAATATGGAAGTGTATCAACAGTATTTGTAGATGTAACACTAGTAACAGTTCTTTCATCTTCTTGAAAAGTTGCTGGTTGTCCAGTAGAAGGATCATAACCAATTGTTAAATCATCACCTTCTTTCACGGTTTCTAAAATATTTCTTGCTATTACATCAATAGAACCACTTCCCTTATAGAAGAGTATTTTTGAAGTGTCTCCTGCTTTTGGTGCCTCTGTAAATGTAATAACACTTCCACCAGTAAAAGTATAACCACCTCCAGGTATTTGTAAAATATCATTAATAAAAATCAATAAAACATCCTGAACATCTACAGGTGATCCTGGTGCAGAACGAATTGAAATAAGACTTCCAGAGACTGTGATTGGAAATTCTGTTCTAGATCCATCAAACAATGCATCATAATTATCAAGAACTTGTAATTCACCAATTGACCATCCAGAAAATTCGTCGGCATATGTTTCTTGAATTGAAAGTTGAAATTCTCTAAAAGATGCAGATCCTGTAGTTGGAATTCCTGTTGTTCCACCAATTGCAACAGTTAAAATCTGTTCCTGTCCATATCCATATCCAAGATTTGTAATTTCAAAATCAATTACACTTGAACCTTGCCCTACAACAATACTTGCAGTTGCATTAACACCATTTCCAGAAACTGAAGAAGCACTATAAACTAATGGTATTTCTGAATATGAAAGTGGATCATCAATAATTACGAAGGGAGCATTTGTAGTTGTATAACCAGATCCAGGATTAGTGATCGTCACCGTTGTTGATATACTTCCAGAGATAATTGTGGCATAACCAACATGAGTAATTGTGGTGACACCAACAGAACTATTACCAACACCAACATTAACAATTCCAATTTGTGGATTGGATATCTTAACAACTGCTTGTGTTCCAGATGGAATAGCATATTGACTTGTTGATGCGGATCCTATTTGAACAAAAGTTGACCCAATAGAAGTAATAACACTACCAATTCCAATAAATGTTCCAACACCAATACTACAATTTGATCCAGTATTAAGTAAACTTAAAAGACTAAAAACACTATTATTACTTTCTAAGTAAATTGTGGTTGATCCTATTCCTATTGGATGCGAAGTATCAACAAGTATTTCATATGTTGATTGTCCTCTATATCCAGAACCACTATTTCCAATGCTAATTGCTGAAATAGTTCCTGCAACAGAAACCGTAACAGTTGCACCAGCAGAAACTAGTGGTTGGTATCCAAACCCTCCAGTTGATCCAACAGATACAATAATTCCACCTCTTGGAAGAGTTGAGACATTTACATCATATGAAACTGATGATGCCGTTCCAGTAAAACTAACACTTGTAATTCCTAAATTTTCTGATAAAGTATAATCTGCATTTAATCCCGGTCCTTGGAAAATATCATTAATTAAAATAACCGCATTTTCATTACTAATTCCAGTCACACTGGATCCACTTGAAGTAAGAGTAAAATCACTTTCACTACCATTAAACTTGTTAGAAATATCATCAAAAACATAATTTTTGTGATATGTTTCATCACTTGAATTTGGAGTTCCTGATCTTAAGAATACTCTTCCCTGAAAAGTGGAAGATACTGATATTCCAGTCCAATCTATTTCATCTGGTTCGTTTGTAGGTGAACTTAATGGAATATTTCCATATGGAGCTTCGGAGAAGTTTAGAGTATTGTCTACAATATTGTAATTTCCGACTACTTTGGTAATCAGAGAACCTGTAGAATGTCCTACAACAGTAGTTCCCAACCAAGGTCTCTTAAGAAGAACTGCATTTGTGGATCCAATTCCAACACCATCAATTCTCATAATCTCATCATCAATTTTGATTAAATCTCCACCAAAAAATGATGTAATTCCTGTCAAATATGCAATATCTTCAGATATTAAAAGTTGTTTAGACAGTGCGGACGTAATCGCACTGGATACAACAGGAGATTGAATTAAATTATCAATAGCAACAATAACTTTTGCATTTTGATTGGTTGCATTAAAGGTATGGGAAGATCCAATACCAACAGAAGTAAAATTGAGAACTTCTGGAATTGATTTTAATGCATTTTGAGCGCTAGAAGCTAGTTTTATCAAATTGCTACTTACTTTTACAACATAAACCGTTGCTGGCAACTTATCAGTGCTGCCAACACTCACAAAACTAGTTGTTGCAATTCCAATTGCCTGAGTTGATCCTGCCCCTGCATGTGAATATACAACTTCTTCTCCACTTACCAGAAAATGGTTTGGAAGTGTTATTGTATTGTTCAGCACATCTACAATTAATGGGTCGCTTCCATCAAAATTTCTTCGGAATATATTATCATTTTTATGTTGAATATTAAAATCTTTCTTTATGCTTCGTTCAGTTCCTTCATAAGTATTACTATCTGTGATTATAGAAGAATTTGTTAAATCAATTTTTGTAATATCACTTGCTTCATCTGCAATTTGCAGTGCATTCATAAATGATTTTACCTGAACTTCAATATTTGGATTTGGAGTGAAGGTAATTTTTGTATATGTGTCTGTTCTGGACACTCCAACTGTTCCAAGTCCAGATGCAGTTTCTATATTTGCAAATTCAGTAATAAAAGTATCTGTAGAATTGTGAAAAACTAATACTTCAGATAATTGGTGATGATTGTTTATAGTGTCTGATGCTTGAACCAAGAAATGAGCACAGTCATAATCAAAATTATCACTGTTAATATTAACATATTGTCCAACCGGAGTCGCAATTGGAGATGTTGATGATGCAATTGAAGTTGTTCTTGCTTCTA